ACACTAAATAGTGATGCTGATTTTAAGTCTAATACAAGTTGATTAGTTGCCTCTTTTTCTGTTGTTGTTAGTGTATCACCACCACCCTCAACTGCGGTAAAGAATGCTTGTGCGTCAGGGTCATAAGGTGATGGAGGTGGTCCAGCATTAGAACCTTTTGATATCGGATAATAAACAAAAACTTTACCCAAACCAGGTAAAGACCAATCTTTTATTAACGGAGTTACATCAGGTGATTTCATAAATATTCTTTTGGCAATAAAGGAAGGGGACCGTAATCCCCTTCCATATATAATTATTCTCTATCTATAGAGATGTTTGTACCACTAAAGTAAGTAGCCAAGTCAGTAGATACTGTCATTTCAGGAATAGAACGAGTCTCATTACCTGTCACAGTAACTTCATACAACTGGTCGTCACCAGGTTGAGCACCTGAAGCAACCGTTGCCGTTGAAATGTACATACCACTTGGAGATACCATAAAGTACTTACCTGACTTCAACTTAACGATGAAGTAAGATTCAGTAGATTTAATAATCTCTTGATACAATAATGTTGATGCTTGGTCCCAACCAGGGATTTGGAACACCAACGAAGGTACGAATGTGAATGATAATGATTGAGCATTTACATTTACCTCTTCGCTTAATACAGCGTTTGAATTTCTAACTAAGTCAATTTTCTTGAACTCTCCGACAGCGTTTGCGTCAAATGATGTTAATTCTTCAGAACTAACATCATAAGTCAAACCACTTACCGAAATAGACGTACCCGTAGTAGTTAATACCCATAAATCAGAGATTCCTGGAATATTATTTACACAGTTGTCAAGAGATAGACCTCTTTCAATAACACAATTACCCATAATTTTGTAATTTTAATTTATTTCAGTTTATTTTTGTGAACCCAAAGGTTCGTGTAGTTTGACTACAATTATGATATTCTTACAACCAATTCAGGGAAGAATACCAACGCACCGATTCTCCACTTCATGATGATACGGTATTCCGCAAAATCACGTGAGTAGTAACCTTCAGCGTTTGCTTGCTCTCCAAGAACGTCAGTACCTAAAGCTAAGTTGTTACCGTAAGTAAGAACCGCTTTACCTGTACCTACCTCTGAAGACACAACAACAGTGTTAGATGCTGGGTGAGCAATTGCCATAGGAGCAGTTTGTTGACCTTCTACAGTGTAAGCAAAGTAGTTAGCGTCTTTTAATGCGATTGTGTAAGCCAAGAAATCACCTCTGTTCAAGAACAATACTGTTGGGTTGAACTTTAATGAATCAGGTAAGTTCTGAATGTAAGTATCCACAACTGACAATGCGTTTGATGGTGTCAATGCTGTGTAAGTAACGTTCACTGTAGACGCAGATGCGTTATCCAATTGCTCGTTAATACCAGAGATACCGTCAGTAGCAGATGTTGCTTGGAACCATTTTCTCTCGTTGAATACCGCTGCTTTAGCAACCATATCTTCGATGAATCTTTCTTCAGCACCTAATTCTTCGTTATATGAACCAGGGTTCATTCTCATACCCATGATTGTCTTAGACAATGCTTCAGGACAATATCCTTTTTGGATTGAGTAATCTTGTACAGTCAAAGTTTTCTCACTCATGGTTACATCACCAAAAGTTGTTGAACAGTGACCAGTTGATGCGATACTATCAATATCGCCAGTGTCAAATACAGGTACCTTCTCTGCGTGCTTAATGTTAGGGAAAATACTAACATAATCAGCAACAGCCGTACCAACTACCAACTTTGTCATCAATTCAGTCTCATTAGCTGCGATGAAATCTGACATGTTGTTTACGAATGCGAACGAATGTTTTTCCATTTGTTTCAATTTTTAATTTTAATGTTTATTTTCCTTAACATAAGCCATTCTCGCTTCCAAAGCGGAGAATTTAGCCTTAAAGGAGTTATCCTGCTTAACAGGTGTGTATTCAGCTTCCTTCTTGAAATTCTCGTAGTCAGCCTTCAACGTGTTAAATCTCTCATCAGTGTCTTTGATGTGAGACTCAAATGCCATCAATAAATCATGAATGGCAGTTTTTAATTCTTCAATTTGTGTTTGAGCGTTCATTTCCTCATCATCACCAGCTTCAACAACTTCTTCTTCTACTACCTCTTCTTCCACTTCTGATTCTTCCTTGATTTCCACAAGAGCAGACTCTTCGTCAAGTACGATTTCTCTACCGTCCTCTAAACGATGAGTACCTGATGGAGCCAAAATAAATTCAGAACCTTCTTCAACGTAAATAGTATCTCCCAAAGCTAATTCACCTTCAGTTTGATTTGTAATGAAAACTTCACCACCTTCTAAAGCAACTCTCTCGAACTTAACCTCTTCAACAGATTCTGTTGGTTTAACCAAATTCTTGATTGCCGCAAATACTTCTTCTTTAGTCATGTTATTTAATTTTCATGTTTGTTTATGAGTTCCCTCACTTCATCAATAAATACATCATAGTCGGTTTTATACAAACCTTGTCTTAATGATTCGTTGATATCATGTGATTCACACGCCATGTATCCATCACCATGTTTGTGTAATCCAACACAACCAATAGCTTTGGCTCTTTCCAACGCTTCTTGTTCCGTTGAAAATATCGGTTCACCGTCCATCTCTCCAATAATAGAAAAGTTTTCTTCAGAGTAAGCCCTTGAGAGGAACCCACCCTCCAAACTTATACCGATGGTCTCACCGTTTAATATGTATTTGTCAAATTCTTCCTTGTCGTCCCATTTTGCTGTCATCATCCAGGTTCCCTTGTTCACGTTGAATCCCATAGATTTAGCTTTGTCCATATCAGGGTTCGTGACCAACCATGATTCGTAAACATACCCACCATATAGTTTTTTGTCAGTGTGTTCAAGGTTGAACTGTTTTTGGTTTCCGTCTTTGAAGAATTTTTGTGACATCTGTTTAATGGTCTCCTCACTGAAGACAACGTAGTATACCTCACCCGTCATCTCATTTCTACGTGGGATATAACGGTTTGGTTCCATTACCACAGTGGTAATTTCATACTTCATCTCGTCCTTGAATAAGTGTTGTGTACCAAATGTCATCTGACCTTTTAGACCTATCCTTCCAATAAAGTCTTCCATGTCAAAAGCAACACCCTCACCCGTTAATGTTTCGATTGCTCTATAGGCAATGTTCTTTCTTTCCTCAAGGTCTTCCACCTGAATAATCAAATCAACAATACCATCAACCATCTCACGGTCTTCAACATAATCATCAGCATCAAAGTCATCATACTCATTATTGTCCGTGGCACGGTCATAAGGTTTTGGAGAACCACAAGAGGTACAACATTTCTGTCTTGCCTCCAATTCACCATAACCCTTGTCCATCAAGTCTGTAATACAACCAAACTCTTCAATCATCTCTTCTTGAAGTTGGTTGACGATTCTCTCAGCATAATTCAACATGCTTGGACCACCCCACAACAAATAACTGATGTAGGCACATGCTTCATAATCACCTTTGGAACGGGCTTCCTCAAACCCTTTCTGTGCTCTTGATAGATACGAATAAGTGCGCATGATTGTTTCCTCACTCAAATTCTCACCTGATGCGATTTGCTGTGCACGATTTTTTCCCACGAGGGTTCCACAAGGATTTCCTAATTCCTCGTTTCTCTTAATACCCATGGCAGCATCATCTTTTGCTGATTGAGGGTAGTCGTTATAGAAATTCTCAAGAGTAATCTCACCAGTCATTGCCACAAATACATCTGATTCAAAGTAGTCGTCATCTGCCATGCCACCGATAAAACCAGCAACACCGTCAACAACAATCATCGAGTATCCTTTGATTTCAGGTTCGTTTACCACCAAAGACTTAAATGATGGATATACGATTGAACCTTCAACAAACCCTATTGGTGATAAGTCCTCCTCTTGAGTAAATCCTGCTCTACCTTCCAAAAACCCTTTTCTGTTTGAAGTACCACCAGGTCCTACCTGTGTTTCTGTTCTGTTTGGTTTTAGACCAAAGGCTCTATTGGCGTTCTTTGGTACTGAAGAGACAAACTCTTGAGCAGTTTGTCCTTCAGGTACAGAAATGATTAATTTTTTGAAGATATGTCTACACTGTTTGCCAGCCTTCCATACCTTCAGGTCAACAGGATACCCTTTTGTTCTTGGTATCATTTTTCTGTTGGCGTCTTCAATAGATAGACTTGCTGACATCTTCACCAAATCTTCATTTCTATATAGTTTGTTTGCTCTGATAAACTGACGACATACCTGTCTTGACTCCTTGATTAGTTTTGGACCCAATCCCGCATCAACAGCATAGAAATATCTAACCAACTCCTCTGACGTATCCTCACTTGGTGATAACTCATCAGCACTTGATGTCGGTCTGAAGAACTTTTGATATTCTTCTTCTGTGACGTTTTCTACCCTTATGGAAGGGGAATGTGTCAGGTAATGGGAGAAGTCCTCACCAGCGTGATTTGAATGGTCCATAACTTGACATTCACCATCACATGTATTATTGAATACCAACCACTCGTAATGGGTTGCTGGTTGTGATACCAAACTTAACTGGCTAACACCTGAATCTTCCTCGTCTGTAATATAGAGTTCAACTATCTTCATTTTCTATAAATATGTTTTAACAAGTGGGACTTTACAATCTTGAGATTTGTTCCAACCTGCTGTTTATCTTTCTCGTATCTTGAATGTCTTGGTCAAGAACGTATGCTTTAATTGGTTTTTGGTTTTGTCTTCTGATTTCCTCAACAATCAACGAGTTGTCTCCCGTTAATGGTCGTCCACCCGTTGATGTGGATATGTTTCCAAGAATGTCAGAGAATTGACTAACAGCATTTCTGTTGATGATTGCCTCACCACCTTCTAATACCAATCCACCGTTTGCCATGATGCCACCTTGTTCGTGTGATGGACCCGTCAATAGACCAGACGTTAGACCACCTCGTCTACCAATAAATTGTTTACCCTTTGTGAATTGTAATTGTGAGTTGATGGTCGCAATCTGTGCTGCTGTTATTCCTGCGTATAACGCACCCACCCCGATTGATGCGGGGAATGGTACTGTCGCCAATGCTTGTAATGTTGCTGAGGCACCCTGAGCGATGGCATCAGCAATAGAGAATTGTAATTCAGTAATCCTTGATGACTTTTCCAAATCAAATCTCTTTTTAGCAAATTCTTTTCTAACACTTTCTTGTTCTGCTGCTGCCTCTTCCGTGGCATTACCAATACGAGCAAGGGTCACCTCTTCAGCATAAGCCAACTGTTCAAGTAATAAAGAATTTTGTGCCGATACAATAGAAGATATTTTACTTGATATGTCAGAGAATACGGCAGTGATTGCTTGTGCTACCTCATTAACTTTATCTAAAGCGTTTTCAATCTCAATGTTATTTATTTGTCTATTGATGTTCTCAATCTGTTGTTCAGTCAAATTGGAATTTTCAGAAGATAATGTTGAGAAAAACTCTTTTATCTCATCAATTCTTTCTCTATTTTGTTTGATAAAGTTTTCAAGACCTGTGGTATCTTCTAATGTTTGTTTTTGTGCTTTAATATTTTCATCAATCTTACCAGTAAGGTTTTCAAGTTGTTTATTTATACTGAATATCCCCAAATAAACATTTGCTTGGTCTTTTAATGTTTTTGTAATATTATTAGCAATCTTTAATTGTTCTTCACTTAAATTTACAGTATCACTTGTACCAAATAAGTTTTCTAAAACTAAATCATTTATTTGTTCTTCTGCTTCCGCTCTTGATTGTAAATTTTTAATTCTATTCTCTTCAATTTTAGCAATCTCTAATACTAAAGCATTTACATCAAGGTTTTCATTTTTGATACCTTTAAGTTTTAAGTCACTTGCTGTAAGTTCTTTATTATATTGTTTTATAGTATTTACAACATCAACTGATGTTTGGAAATAATCCAATAATGTGTCTAATGATTCATCACCAATCTCTTTTCTTAATTTTTCAATATCATAAGTTGCCAATACTTCTTTGAAAATCTTTTGTTGTTGTTCAACATCTTTTTCACCTAAATCTTCAATTCTTTCTCTTGCTATTTGGAATATTGATTGAAAAGTATCACTAATCTCATACAACTCTTTAGTTGGAACAACCAACCCACCAAATAAAGTTTTTAACTCTTCATTAAATTCTTTAGTTTCTTGAGTTTGTGATTTCAACACATCACCTCTTTTTAATAAAACTTCATTTTGTTTTTCAATTATATCGTTAGCATCTTTCAATACTTTTACTG